TCAAATCTATTATAATATGTTGCCATAGTTATTGATCCTTAGAAACACGGGGTCCATCCGCCATAACAAGCCCAGCCATCAATTGGAGGTATGCAGATGATAGTACATGGTATATCAGCAGTTGCTGTAAAATTTACGGTAGTTGGAGTAACATAATTTATTGCGCAGGTGCCGCCTGTTCCGCATGATGCCGAAACTCCACCGGGACAGCAAGCTTCTCCAAGTGTATTTTTCATGTCAATGGAAATGGATTCTGCGCTACCAGTCGGAGTTTCAACTACGGTCACTATGCTACCCGGAGGAGCAGTAGTACCATCAGTTGAACAACTACATGCATGATGACGGCAAGTACCGTCAATTTGCAGGTCTCCGGTCACATGAGTTAGTGGTGTAGAACATTTAACTTTGGTATTAGCAACTATTTCAATATCGTTGGTGCCATTCAATGTAATTTTATTAGACGGACCATCTAAGGTTATAATGGAACTATCGCTGTTTGCAGATAATTCTATTATTCCAGACTTGTAGCATCTTATATAGGAATCAGTAGGAAAATTCATTAACTCGTATGCCCATGTGACTTGAGTATCTGCAGTACGAGTTGCTGCGAATCTAACTCCTTGAGATTCATTGCATAATTGTAAGGCTTCATGATCGGTGTGAAGATCAAAAGTGCCAGCTCCATTAGCACCATATCGATCTCCTTGTACATTGAAATGGAATCGTTGATCATTCTCAGTCAATGAATTACCTAGGCGTATATGACCAATTTCTTCGGAATATTCGCTGGAAGCTGTACCTGCTGGATTTTCATCGTCGGATTCGAATCGTAAGTAAGAACCACATCTTCCATGCCATTCCATGCGGCTATTGTACGCTTCTAGAGATTCTGTTTTCGTTGAATACTGTTTAAACCACTGTTCTCCGCTGCGTGGTACAGAGTCAATTATTTCGCATAGTCGGCAGGTTGGTTCAGCATCACCCATCTGACAGTCCCAGACAAACATTTCGTCACGGCCCTTGCCGCCAGCAGCTCCTGTTACAGGTCCATGGAATAATTTGCGACAGATTGGCATTTTGCCTTGGAGATGGTCCTTGTAGTCCATGTTTTTGTCCTCATACGGACGTAACCATTGGCACCATTTCCAGACTTCGTCGTACATTGCGTCCTGGGACGTAGGAGCACGGAACGGTGGAGTCTGATAAGTGGTGTTAACTGGCCCCAGAATTATAGGTTGAGTATTATATAAAAATAATACTAAAACAAGATCGCCTACTCTAGGAGTCCAAGGATGTCCAAAACAATTTCCGGTAAAATCCTGTATTACGACCTCATAAACATGCTGCAATTTTTTGGGATCTACGTCTTTTTTAGCATTTCGTACTTTAACCGTGACTGTATTATAATATTCTGGATGGTCTGGACTGTGACATTGCACTCCGGGCCTACCAAATTTGTCGACTTCGACTATGGTACAATACTCAACCTTAAAGAGATTTTGCATCCAACGTTGGACGCTATTTCCCATGGAGGTCATTGGGCCAGATGGCATTTAGTCCACCAGCCCGAAGTACTTGCAACGTCTAGCAATTGCCTTTAGCATAGAGTACGGCATTTCGACATACTTTCGTGAGAAATCTTTGCCTTCAACTAACATCCAGAATTTGTGGTTTTCGAACTTCACGTTAAGGTGATGGGCTATAACATATTCGATAAATTCTTCGTCTGTCATACCAGTATCAGAGGAATTTTCTAGGACTTCAGTTGTCAACGGATTTGGAGTAACTTCTTCTTGTTCAGACCACTTTCGATCAGCAGCATCCCGAAATTCAATAGCAATACGTACTGGAAGTTCTGATAAATCGAAATGATCATAATGATCGGAATTTGTTTTAGCTCTAACTATGTTACCTGATTTATCGCAACGATAGACCCAGGTAGTCGTAGCATCGCCATAAAATGAATATAGGAAATTGTCGCTCATTAGTACATCGACTTCCAGTTGGGAGAGCTTTGGTTGTTTGCACTTTCAATGTTTTTAATTTGCTCAGCGAAATGACTGGTAACTTCTGCTGGAGTACTTCCATATTCCGAATATTGTAAGAATGTTTGTAAACTATTACCAGACTGACCATACAACCATCGACCATTTCTAAAAACAGCTTGCCAGACTTGGCCATCTAAAGCAGTATATTCATCAGTTTGTAGCGTAACATCGCCTTCTTCTGCCGTCAGTTCGTTGCCATGATTTACGTCTATGCGAGCTACTTCCAAATGGGAAATTATACCAGCGGAACTGTATTCGACTTCTTTCTTGCGAACTCCTCCGTAAATCCATGTAAGTTCTCCAGTTATCAAGTCAGGTACTTGGAATAAGACTAATCCAAAAATCTTTGGTATTCGATTAGCAACAACTACTTTTATATCTCGGTCAATATATTGTTTAAAATTTTCGTCTGCTATTTCGGTTTCGATATCTACTTGAACAGAAGTTAAGTTAGGATCGTGAATGATATCTGCTTCTATCCTACCATACTTGCTAATACTTTCTAGATCTTCATATACGGAAAAGATTTCGTCTTTTACAGGCGTCGGAATTGCCCGTAGTGTTGGATCTAATTTCGTGGTTCCTGCTATAGCCGTTACTAGATTAGCATGTCCAAATATAGTCGAAGTATCCGCGGGTTCAATTACATATGGATCCAAGAACATTGTTTCCGTATATGATTCTGGATCTGTCATTACGAGATAAACATTATCCTCGAAATCGTGTCCGAAATAGAAACTTTCCTGATTGTCCTGTGCTATGTGACGTAGAGATTCATTTCCAGATAGATCAGAAGGAGTAAAATCTTGCTTTATGAGTTGGGAAACATTTTGCTTGAGATTAAGGATCTTAATATCCTTTTCTGTTATTTCGTTAATCTTATCAATAGTATCCTGCATTTTTGTTTCGTAGCCGTCGTCAGGTGACCAGGTTTCGTCATCAAATGATCCAGCTGCTTCAATAGAGATACATCCGAATGTCACTGTAGCAACCTCATTATTATATTTGGCGTCTGACATGAAGCCCTGGAATATCATGTAGGTACTGGTTTCAACTCCATTATCGGTATTGTAATCTATAGCTGCTTGCGACCATATGCTTGTTACGCGCGGAACCCATTCATAATTGGATATCTTTTTACCATACTTTTGATAGTTGTTGTTAAGGGTGACTACACAGGAGGCTTGTTCGTTGCCTTCGTCATAACCCGAAGCCATAGTCGCAGTGATACTAATAATGTCTTTGGAAACAATATCTCCGCCAATTACAGTATATGTTCGAATACCCTGACCTAATCCGGAATTATTGTCGGCGATAGGGTCTTCATCATCGGGTGCCGTAGTAATCGGTTCAGTTGAAGTTGGATCCTTTTCGTCGATGAGATTCGTGGTACCCCAGGTAAGCAAAGCCATCTTTAGGGCCACCGGAGGAGTTTCTTCGTTTGCTAAATATTCTTGGTATTGCTGGATTTCCTCATATAAATGATTGTAACCTTGTTTATACCATTCGCTTAGTTTGTCGTTGCTCTCTTCCGGAGCATTAGGACAGAATAACGTTATGACGGTACCTGGATATTCCGCAGGATGGGCTTCCAAATATTCTGGAATCGTCCATAAAACCATCTTTAGTCATCCCTTTCTTTGAGTTTCATAGAGCAATTGAAATAGTAATCGTTTCTTCCTTCTTCTCCAGTAGCTGAAAACGATTCAATATACATATACATAGATTTAAAAGGAGTTCGGAAATAATACGGACCTACATTATCAACTAGTTTTTGTATTTGTTGGACCCTTTCATTAGTGACTACCACAAATTCCATATCACATTTCCATAAGGTTTTTTTGGAAGTACGACATGTTTTATGAGCTGGCCAAGGAATTTCATGTGTCTTAATTATATTTTCTTTTGACCACGTTATTCTCTTAGGATTTGGCTGACCAGATGGAATATAACCATCACTATCAGCTGCTTTTATTTCCTCATTGAAGGTATAACTGCCTAGTACTATGTCAAATGCCATTTCTTATCTTTCCTATAGTTATTATTATTTTAGTATGCACCGTATGTTCGGATACATTTCCCTATGATGTTCTTTACCGCTCGTTCGAACGCGAAATCGTCTAAATAACGGCCATTATTAGAACTATTATTAGCATTGTATTCCATTTGCACGATGATGGTCGGACTGCTTTCTTTGTTGGTTACGGTATTCGAAGATAAATCCTCTAGCAACGATATTAAATTAGAATCCCGGGCAACTTCAGCCGGCACAATAGGTTCTCCATTATCGACCCATGCCATACCAGACTTTGTAACTTCGCCTCCGATTGCGTTCTTAGTAATATAATTATAGAGATTTTTTCCGCCGCTGTAAAGAGATTTAGCTCCTGTAACAAACGGAGTCATTACTGACCAATCAGCAGCTGCGGTACCGGAGAGTCCTTTGTCTAAATTTTCTTGCGTTTTCTTGGTACGTTCTGAAGTATCTTCTTCAAGTCCTGTTTTTATGCCAGATGCTAAGGCGTCTGCTGATCCAGATGGGCTAATACCGCCGGTTAGCACACCCTTCGGTTTATTTAGTGAATCTGCGATTTTCTTAACTTCTTCTTTCATAGATTCTGTTATGCCTAAAGCAGTAGACATTTCAGGAGTTACTGATTTGTCTCCGGTAGCGTATTTTGCTAAGTAATCTATTTGTTCGGGTGACAATCCTCGGAGAGACGTACCTGGATTTGCACCGAAAGCATAATCCTCGACACGTTTAGAAATTTCGGTGCTAACAGCTTCGGTAAGTGCGGAACCAGTCTTTCCTTCGCCTCCGATAAGATAGGATACTAACTTTTCAACCCAGTCCCAGATAGCTTTCAGTGGCGCATAAACATACTTGTAAAATATTCCAGAAAGGTATTCTACGAATTCTCGTACTTTCTTTAGCAAGTCCCTTATCTGCTCGGCAAAGTCAATTAATTTATATAGGGGAACTCCAAGTAGCCGTATTATCGTAGTTATGAAGCTGGTACCAGAAAATATTTCGCTTAGTGCTCCTTTTATTCCGCTAGCACTAAAGTCCCATTTGATGGAGGGTAACTTGATGTCGGTTAGAGTTTTCCAAGCTCCGGCAAAATCTCCGGAGATAGCTTTCTTGAACGAATTAATTATAGGTTGCAGTATGCCAAATTTATTTGCAATGAGTGCTAGGACTCCGACAATCAATGCTCCAGCCGCAATAAAAGGTAGCAACGGAGTTAGAGCAGCCCAAATACCAGTTGCTAGACCATATGCCCCTATTGTTGCGACTCCTTCAGCACTGGCTAGTCCTAATAAGCTAGAAATTCCAAGGAAGTTAGCCGCACTATTTGCGTAAGTTACTGTGGTATCCCATATTTTAGCGCCTACTAATCTCAGTCTTGTAGCAAGTGACACGTTTTGGGCTACGGTAGTTAATTCCGTTACAGCAAATTCGCCTTCCATGGCCCCGGTTAGCATCGCTTGGGCTCCCGCATCTACGACCGTTGCAGAAGCATTACTGGTATGAAGTAATGTCTGTATGCCCGTGATAATATTGAGGGCTTTCATTACATTGTATAGTGGTGTTAATACTCCTATTACCAAGCTGAGTGCAGAAGCTAATGCTAGACTTGCTCCTATTAGTCCAATTAGAGCAGGAAGTCCTGGTATTTTTGAGAGTTTTTCTACAATAACAGCAATTACATTTGTCAAACTGACAAGTGGACCAGCAATACTGTCACCAATAGCATACTTTAGTTTACTGACGTTGACTTCTAGTTGCTCCCATGGACGCTTTTCCATTTCAACTTTCATGTTGACGGTAGCGCCTTGTTCCATGAAGTATTTCATTCTAGCTTTCGCTGATTTCATAGAAGCATCGTCGGGACTAACACCCATAGCAGTTGCGAACTTGGTACCAAAACGTCCAGACATTTTACCTTCTGTCATTATGGCACGTTGTACCATTTGCTCAGCACTGCCGATGCCTTGTTCTTGCATCATTTCCTGATGCTTGAAGTAGAAATCAGTGATAGCGTCAGCTTGACTTAATTTTGTTTCTCCAGTACCTTTGAAAAATTTTGAACCTGCTGTTAGAACAGAATACATTTCTTTAACAGTATCCTGTTTAGTACCTTCACCTGCTTCTGCTTGTCCTTTCACGAACTTGTCTAGTTCTTCGTAAGATATGCCAAGCTTCCTGTTATTGGTAATTGCTTCCTTTACTTGTTCGTTGTATAATTTAGCTTCTGCTGATTGTTTCCATGCTAAGCCAGATAAAGTACCGCCAATTGCAATGCCGGCTAACGACGTGGCCATAGTTTGGATGCTGCCTTGGAGGTCAGTTAGTGATGACTTGACGTTCCCGAACGCAGAAGTCATCTTGCTGGTTAGAGATGAGGTGGCCGAAGAAACCCTATCAGTGCTCCCAGACAACTTATCCATGCTACTAGCGGCTTGAGAAGGTCCACTGGCATCAACTTTCTTGCTGGACAACCCATCTAGTTTTTTATTGATCTCGTCGATACGAGCTTCTGGATTACCAGCTATCTCGACCAAAATTTGTACTGACCTACTATAATCAGAAATATATATCACCTTATTATAATATATGGTTACCGAGTAAAATTATCTCATAAAGGTCAGTACATATAGGAAAACTTTCTAAATCAATTATATCTTTTTCTCTTATTATTTGTAAATTAATATTAGAATATATGACAAAAAATATTTCTAATTTTTGCTTCGCTTTTTCGTGCATCCAGCCTTTAACTTCCCACCACATATCTAGTTCAGGAAGATAAAAATCTGGAAGGTAGGTTGTATTTAATTCTGGTATATCAAACGTTTTAGATTCGTATTCCCAATGTATTCCTAATTTATCTAACATTGTAGCTACGCGAATTTCGTATGAAGAACGAAGCCATATATTATTGCCATCTATTTTTGTATACCAATTTCCTTTCGATTTATAAGTATTATAAGACGGGCCGGGCGGATGTCCTTTCCGTCCACGCAACTTTTGTTTTTGTTCTTCTGTCCAGCTTTTTCCATACAAAGGATGATCTTTACCTTTTGGAAATACTCGATGAGACATCTTTTCCCTAAAATCAGGATTTTTCCATAATTCAGTAAACCTATCAGAAAATCCTTTTTTAACTTCTTCTATATTCGATCTTCGTTTACTAGATATGGATAATTGTTCTGAATAACTTCTGATTGGTATATCAAATTCTTTTAATTGTGTTCTTATTTTATGCGGTGGTAAATGCAAAAGGTTGCTACTTATATGTGTTATAGACAATTGGTCAATATAATATTTTTCATATAGCCAGTCATAGTTTTGTAATAGTTTCATAGATTTTTCTATTTCAGATTTATCCTTTCCATTACACGTTGCTCTAGCTGGTAAACCAAAAAACTTTAATGCTTTACTAACATCTGTTTGATATACGCCTAATTCGTCTGCTATACTGCTCATGGGACGTTTATTGATTATATATTCAGTTTCTAACCACTCCTTACCCATTTTAATAACTTTATCTATATTTCTTATTATATGTTTATTAGACGTATAATCCGCTCCTCTATTGCATTGATTTAAATAAAAAATTGGTTATTTTCCCTTGTTTACTATGGATAACCAACGTTGCTTGGCACTATCACTACATTTATCGTATTGGAAGTTATCTGGTAGCTTGCCCTTAATCGCATTGATAAATTCTTTATGACTGTAAGTTCTAGGAGTCTTCTTACCAGATTTAGCTAGTGCGATAATTTCCTGCATTTTGGAAATAGAATCAATTTGCAGGCGTGTTAACTTACCTACAGGTAAATTACTTATTCGGTATCCACTATAATGGAGCCAGACAAGTTTTTGGCCTTCTGGCCCTTGAAAAAATCCAAGAGTTCTTGACTGCCTACAGTAGAAATATTAATAACTTCGCGTCCGATTTCGATAAGTGCATTACCTAGCATTAGTTCGAAGACTTCAAGAGTTTTCTTTTTGCCGGGTTCGTCGATATCGTCGATTTCTATGCGTTCGTGTAGGGCTGGATCTACGATACCGTAGCGACATGCTTCCAATTGCAAAATGTAGTTGTCGGACAACTTCGGATCAGTGGTCGAAAAACCAGAGTTTTCTACCGTTTTGAAAACTTTAGCAATTTCCAGTTCGCTAAGAGGTTTTATTTCAACGTCCTCGTCATACATAGTCAAGTGAACGTTCTTTCGGAACTTGGTTCCTTCTAAAATTAATTCTTTTGATATCATATATGATTTTCCTTGCTTTATTTTATATTATATTTCTTATTTATTTCGGTGTTCTGTACATTGCACTGAAGGAGTACTTCGTTGAGCACGTTGATCCAACGTTGCCAACACTTAGTGAATCTCCAGTAAGTAGACATCTCTTAAATGTAACGATACCACTACCAGTTACCATAGTTGGTCCATCTTGCATTGACCGAGCATAATCTAGGCCAGTATCACTTATTACTATGTCGAATTCTCTGCCAAGACCACTGCCTTCATATGTTAAGTGTACTTTTATTAGGTCCATCCAAGTTGCTGGATTTTCTGAATCAGATACCCACCAGGTTCCGATTTCAAAGTCGCCTTTATAGTCTATTTTACCTTGGGTTTGTCCGTATTTTTCGTGGTTTCCGGTGCCGTATTCAGGAGTCACGTCAGTACTTTTCTGTACTGATATAGACTTCACTGGTATGGTATATGGGACACCATCAGATGCAGAAGTAAATGTAACATAAATATCACCTGGATCTTCCGCAACAATCGTATAAGAACTAATTGTCATTTTACCTCTTTAAAATATTAAAAATATGGTTACTCGTCTGATACTTCGGTAACCACAGATGTATCTTCATTTTCGTTTAAGATACCCACAGCGATGGTCTCATCGATACGCTCAATATGGCCAATATTTTCCATGCTAATGTCTACGAAGACTTTACCGGTGTCTGTATCAGACGGATAAACGTCAAGCTTATAAGCTCTAATGTTTTCGTTGCGTAGCAAATCTTGCAGAACGGACTCTATGGATGCTTTCATAGATGCCATTACGGCATTAGTACGCTTCTCATGGAAATACTGTTGGGCAATTTCATTGGAACAAACAATAACCCAGTTAATGGTTCGGTTATCCACAGTTCGCAAGAACTGCCATGTCTGATCGGTTGTGATTCCAACGTAAGGTCTAATTCCACGAGACTTAATGATGGCGTCTACAGAAGCATCAGTAGCTTGAGTAAGTGTATCCACTTCATCTTGATCGAAAGTGTTAAGCAGACCTTTCAAGCCATTCATAGCGTTGCGCGGTAAAGCAGCACTTTCTCCAATAGCAACTGCGGCTTCTTTTCCTGCACGAGCACAAGCAATATTCTGGACCGTAGATGAGTTATCCCAGCTGTTTCCGACGATTGTAAGTAGCCTGTTAGAATATCCTGAAGCTAGGTCAAGTAATTGATCTACGGACAAGTTAGGAGCAGCTGCCACGAAACACTGACACGGATGGAACTTATTGGCCATTTCAGTTGCCCAACCGTCCAGTACTGGTATTAGGTCGTGAGTACCTTCCTCAACTTCATACTCGGTTAGACAGGCACATTGAGGTGCTCCGATCAGTTCAGCTGCAGCATTTCCGCCGACCCATAAGGCAGTTTCCCAGTCGTCGGTAGTAATCGTAGTTCCATCCAAGCCGCCTGTCAATCCATACGTGACATCAGCATCAATGGCTGGTAAATGAGTTTCTCCGACAATTGCTTCGGCTGTAACGAAGCCAATAGAATTTAATCGGGCCACTAACTTAACCAAACTTGAAATATTATCATAGGTATATGTGGTCTCATTATCGGATACCACGATCTTGATCGTGTAATACTTCAAACTGTACGTTATTAAAGACGTAGCTGGAATTGCAGTACCAAAGGTTAAACTACCATTTACTGTATCAACATATACTTGATCTGCGGACGGCGGACTTGTATAAGTAATTTCAGCATCGACGCCAGCTACTTTAACCCAATTAGCCGAATTCTGCATTAGGTTAGCATAACTAGTATAGTATGGTCCTACAGTTCCGTCACCGGGCAACCCGTAATAAGATGTTTCAGTTGCCTTGTAACTTCCTTGCAATACTTTTACTGTGAGGGCGTTACCCCAGATACCAGGTGATGCAGCATCTATAGTAATGACGTCATTAGGTGTTGCTAGACCGTCATCCAAGGTAACTGTAGCCGTAGCATGACTGGTTCCTAGAACACGTACTGCGTAGACTACTGGTGCTCCTTGAGCAAATATTAGTTCTACTGCGTCTTTGAGACCACCGGAATAGAAGTAGCCCTTAGCTTCTGAGGAACTTGTCATTACGACAGCTTCGTCTACTGGTCCTCTAATGGATCGACCAACCACTAAGACAGTGCCTTTACCGACAATAACTGGTACTGGACCAACTGTCTCCAGCTTAATAATCAATCTCACAAATTGGTTTGGATTCCCGTATTCAACCATAAATTTTACTCCATGAATTTTATAAAACTTCAATTAAAGTGGTCTTGACATTATACCCATCCTTGAAGTATTTTTGATAGACCTCTTTTGATATTTTTCCAGCACGATAAGCCGAATAAACGCTCATCTTCCGCGGATCAGTAATCTTGTAATTCTCGTTTTCCATAAAAGATACCTTATAATATTTATAATCAAATAAATGACTGAGATGTATTTTACGTCTAGTCACGATAAAATAGACAACCAAAAAGTATAAATAGTTAGAAGTGATAGGTTGCTTATTATGGCAATAAGAAAAAATCCAATAGCCTGGTTATTTGCATCACCAGGATTGTTCTTTATATTAGTAGGATTGCAAAGTTTTTGGCTATCTATATTCGACTCAGACCATGTTATGTATTTTGGTCTTGGTCTCATATGCACGTCACTAGGTTACATATTCGCCTGGAAATTTCTTTCGACTAATGCTCCTTAGTCTGCTATTAATATCATGTCCATGACATTTGAAGTACTTGAACTACCGGCATGTAGTATCAAGTCGCATAATAAATTAGAGTACCAACCTCTTACGCATACAGACATCTCGTACCATGGCGGATGAATGTTTACTAATTCTATATAGTCAGTTGGCTCGTAGGGTAGGCCAAAGTCGTATTCTATTGCATGGATATTTGGCGCATCATCAAGGACACTAAATTCGTATTCAACCCGGAAGTCAAATACAGCTGGATAGATCCAATGTTCGTCGGAAGCCCGAGCTTGAAAAGGTGGCAAGTAGTTAACTTTACCCGAGCCCGGTATAACTTTCATATAGTCGTCTGGCCAGTAAAATCCTAGACGATATAACTCGATATCCGTTTGCAGATCGTAGAGCATTTGGTCTAGGGTTTCCGGGGTATCTTGGTCAGTTCCAGGTACGGAACTTTCAGCCATTAGTGTTATGCTGATCGAGGCTTGCTGGCGGTGTCCAATCCATTCGCGAGCATCTCCGTTGATACCAAGATAATCCTTGCGGATCGGACCTGCGGTATTAGGACCGACTCTTATGCCTTCGGAAAGAATTGCCAGACGCATCGACGGAAATGTAAAGTCATCGTTGCCCAAACGATCCTTACGGAGCTTTTTCACGGTTAGTTCAGCTAGTTCCGTGGGAATAGCATCCAATAGTCTGGCCCGTTGAGTTATCGAAAGCATTAAGGTACAACCTCCTGGGTTCTGGAGTCATAAGGCACATACGGGATATCATCGTATCGAATGTCAGGAGCTTGTGGCGTATATTTCGCAATGGTTGTTAATATTTGTTCCACATGATCGTCTATTAGTTTGGTTTCCATACTGTAAGTTTTATCAACGGAATCGAATAGTAACACATCGTAATATATGCTTATTAATACTGATTTCTGTACCGGTATCTGGATGGGACAATCAAAAGTATTTCTGTTTGCCATAGCTAAATAATCATCTAAGGTCTTCTCAAAGGTGTCTTGAATTAGCTGGCTAGATAAGTAACTTTTTGACATGCTTTTTTTGCCTAAGATATCAAAGGTATAAGATTTAGTCTTTGCTTTTTTCGTTAATATATCCAGTGGTAAGTTTGATGTCTTTAATTTCTTTAGAAGTATATCCCGTACGGAATTCTTAGTCTTTCTAAAAGAAACCAATAAGTCATAATCAGAGGATATGCAACGTATTGTTTTATTGTACTCTATGACATACTTTCCGGAATTGTGGCAGGCAGAACCTACCCAAGTTGACTTCGTCCAATACTCTTCATCCCAGACTTGTTGGCCTTTTCCTGAAATAATTTCTTGGGTTGGATCGCCTTCATAGACAGTAACATTATTATAATTTAATGTACTCCATATCCAACCGGCATCAATAGAGTACTTTACGATAGGCCTATTATTAGAATCATAGCTACATACAACAGCTAATTTATCTTTCTCAGATGAACCCGGTCTCAACACGTCATAGGATGATATTACTCCACTATCAAGGTTAGCAAATGGTAGCGTAAATATGGTCTTCCATACATAACCAGTTCTATTTTCAAAACATTCTTGACCAGAATAGGCATACATTACTTGGTTGGTATTAAGTTTTAGGACTCTGGCCATTACAGCGGTTTCATCTAGGGTAGTTCCGCTTGTATCAGTCATTATCAATTGCAAGATTCTTGTATTATATAGAGGACTAAATAATTGAGAACCACCCCAACCCTGAGTCGCTGAGCCTTCCCAATAAGCCCATGCTGTTCCCCAGCCTTGAAGATGAGTAAACCAAGTTTGTCCGAGATCATCGGAAATATTAAGGTAGGGCCCGAATCCTAC